TTGGTTGAAACACGCAGTGATGCCATTTTATGGTGAAGGTGAAAGAAGAACTCTAGCTGCAAATGCAAATATTGTTTCTCCAGATATGTTCAATTGGAAAGATGCATCTGAAGAGGAAAGACATAAAATACTACAAACAATCAGAGGTAGTAGATATCGTTATAGTGGAGGTGGAGGAGGCCTTGGTGAAAAAAGAGAAAATTGAGTATAAATATAATGAAGACAATATCCTAAAAGAATTACAAAAATATATCGACAATACATACAGCCAACATTATAGTCATAAGAACTTTCAAGCAACTGAGTTCGTGATTGATAGTGGTCATGGTGAAGGTTTCTGTATTGGTAATATTATGAAGTATGCACAACGATACGGAAAAAAGAATGGTAAGGACAGAAAAGACTTGCTAAAAGTGATTCATTATGGTATAATGTCATTATACAACCACGATCTTGAACATAGTAATATGGAGTTAGATGATCTTGGTATAGAATCAGAAGATGGATGTTAATAATAATAAGGAGTATATTATGAAACTAAGTGAACACACAATATCAGTTCTAAAGAACTATGCGAACATAAACCAAAACCTAGTTGTCAAAGAGGGTAACGAATTACTCACTATGTCATCTATGAAAAATATAGTTGCGAAGGCAACTGTTGCAGAAAGTTTTCCTAGAGAACTTGCAATATATGACTTGAATGAGTTCCTTGCAGCTCTATCATTATTTAAAAGTCCTGTCTTAGATTTTGATGATCAGTTCGTCACTATCAAAGAAGAAAACAATCCTAGTAATTCTTTGAAGTATTTTTACTCTGACCCATCTGTGGTTCAGACACCATCAAAGACTATCACTATGCCTTCTGAAGAAGTTACTTTTGAATTTAGTAATGGTGACTTATCTAAAATGAAGAAAGCATCAGCAGTTATCGGTGCTCCAGATATGACACTTGAAAGATCAAATGGTAGTTCGTCTCTTGTTGCAAAAGACAAAAAGAATGATACTGCAAACAACTATTCATTAGATGTAAATACAAATGGTGGTAGTGATTTCAAGTTTTTCTTTAAAGTAGAAAACCTAAAACTTATGGATGGTTCTTATGATGTTGCTATATCATCAAAGAATATTAGTCACTTCAAAAACAAAAGTTCTGATGTAGAATATTGGATTGCACTTGAACCAGAATCGTCATACTCTGCATAAATAAATCATGGAAACATTTATCCACGAAAGTAAGTTGAATGATTTATCTCTTTGTGATAAACTTATAGAGTATCATAAACAGGATATAAACTACAAGCAAAGAGGTGCTGTTAGTGGTGGTGAAAATCCAGAAGCAAAAGTATCTACTGACGTTTATGTTTATCCAGGCACATCAAATCCTATTATCAAACAATATTTACATGAGTTAATGAATATTCTTCAAGAGTATTTTGATAGATATAAAATGCCTAATGGTTTTATGGTTGATCTGAATGCTGGTTGGAACTTACAACACTATGCTCCAGGCGAGGGATTTTATGGTTGGCATTGTGAAAGAAGTATCGCAATGGATAGACAACGTGCGTTGGTCTTTATGACCTATCTGAATGATGTCACAGATGCTGGAGAAACTGAGTGGTATTATCAAGATGTAAAAGTTAAACCAGTAAAAGGTAAAACTGTGATATGGCCAACGGACTTTACACACACGCATAGAGGGATACCATCACCGACACAACATAAATTTATCGCTACTGGTTGGTTTACTTTCCTAGATCATATAAACTTTGAATTATTTTTCAAAAGACTGAATGGTGAGTTACAAAAAGAAAATAATGAACTAAGAGCAAAATTGTTAAAAAAATGAATAGAAAGATTATATTATGGAAACTTTTTTATGGGTCGAGAAATATCGACCAAGAAGTATTAGTGAATGTATTTTACCAAAAGATTTAAAGGACACGTTCTCTGAGTTTGTAAAAGACAAACACATACCCAATCTCATCTTATGTGGTACTGCTGGTGTTGGTAAAACGACAGTTGCAAAAGCCATGTTAGATGAGATAGGTGCAACATCTATGATGATAAATGGTTCTGAGGAGTCTGGTATTGATGTCCTAAGAACTAAGATTAAAAACTTTGCATCTACTGTATCTCTTGAGGGTGGTAGAAAGTATATCATACTTGACGAGGCAGACTATCTAAACCCACAATCAACTCAACCAGCCTTGCGTGGTTTCATGGAAGAGTTTCACAAGAACTGTGGATTTATTCTTACTTGTAATTTTAAGAATAGATTGATAGACCCATTACACTCTCGTTGTAGTGTAGTAGACTTTGTGATACCTAATAGTCAGAAACCAACACTTGCAAAGAGTTTCTTTGGTAGAGTGCAAAGTATTCTCAAAGATGAAAGTATAGAGTTTGACCAAAGAGTAGTTGCAGAACTTATCAACAAACACTTTCCAGATTGGAGAAGAACACTCAATGAACTACAGAGATATTCTGCATCTGGTAGAATAGATGCTGGTATTCTGGTCAACTTATCAGAGGTAAATATAAATGAACTCATACAATCACTTAAAAAGAATGAGTTTACAAATGTTAGGAAGTGGATTGTGGAAAATCTTGACAATGATCCTGTTCGTATTTTTCGCCGTTTATATGATAATCTTTATGATAATATTGACCATAGTACTATACCTCATGCTGTGGTTACTCTTGCTGATTATCAATATAAGTCTGCCTTTGTAGCAGATCAAGAAATAAATCTACTTGCGTGTTTATCAGAGATTATGGCTCAGTGTAAGTTTAAATGACTTACGAACTGAAAGATTATCTCAAAGCGATAAACAAATCAAAAGAAAATCTCATGGATACTGATGATGTAATGTGGGAAAAGAAGTATCCAGCATACATCATCAATAAGTGTGTTGCACCATTTCCAGATACAGTTCATTTAGTCAATGAGATGAATATCCATCACCACCTAGACTCTAAACTACAATTTGACTTTTTACTAAATAGTCTAAGACCAAGAGATAGATACACTCATTGGATGAAGGCGAAGAAGATAAAAGACATAGAGTATGTAAAAGAGTATTATGGGTATAATAATGAAAAGGCTAAGGTCGCTCTTGATGTACTTAATGATGAACAGATAAAGACTATCAAAGATAGTTTGAATAAAGGTGGTAAACATGGAAAGTAAGAGTTGGACACAAGAGCAGATGTTAGAAGTGGTTCTCAAAGAACCAGACGATTTTTTAAAGGTTCGTGAAACACTATCTCGCATAGGTGTCGCATCAAGAAAAGAAAGAAAACTCTACCAGAGTTGTCACATTCTCCACAAACAAGGCAGATATTATATCGTGCATTTCAAGGAATTGTTCGCACTAGATGGGAAAGAAACCAATCTATCTGAGAACGATATTGCAAGAAGAAACTCCATTGCAAAGTTATTAAAAGACTGGGGCTTAGTTGATATAAAAGGTGACGCAGAGGTTGTTGCACCTTTGAGTCAAATTAAAATCATATCTTATAAAGAAAAGGATGATTGGATTTTAGAAACAAAATATAACATTGGAAAGAAAAGAGAAAACTAGGAGAAGAAATGCGAACACAAATGATTGAAGCAATTAAGGCTCATGCAAAGGGTCACATTGAAAAACACAAAATGAACGTAGAGGTAGCACTACAAAATTCTGTTATGATAGGAGAACATAATGATATTATGGAGTCTGTAGAGAAAGAGCTTGATCTTATCGCACAATATAATGATCAGTTAGAAATGATGAATAAGTATTTCTCAGATGAGGATGATACAAAGTTACTAAAGGAGTAAACGTGGTAACAATATTAGTGAAAAATGGAAACGTAGATAGAGCCATGAGGACACTCAAAAAGAAACTGCAAAAAGAGGGAGTTCTCAAAGAACTAAAACAACGACAATATTTTGAGAAACCATCTGCAAAAAGAGCCCGTAAAAAAGCAGAGGGTATTAAGCGTTATCAAAGAAATGAACGTAAAAAAATAGAACAACGTGGGTATTGACATTTACCGAATCTTGTGATATATTGGTTATATGAAATTCTATACAAACATTACTCGTTGGGGTAATCATTTATTATTAAGAGAATATGTGAACGGACAAAGACTTAATCGTAGAATTAAGTATTCACCAACACTTTATATGAAAGTTGCAAAACCAACAAAGTACAAAACTTTGAGTGGTGGTAATGTTGCACCTGTTACACATGAAACAATGAAAGAAGCCAGTGAGTGGGTTGATAACTATAAAAATCAATCACACTTATTATTTGGTAATACACTCTATGCATATTCTTATCTTGCAGATGAATATCCTAATCGTGTTGATTGGGATATGGAAAAACTACTTATAGTAACAATTGATATTGAGGTAAAGTGTGAGAATGGATTTCCTAATCCAGAGGCTGCAATAGAACCATTACTATCAATTACTATTAAGAACCATCAGACAAAAGAAATAGTTGTTTGGGGTATCGGTGATTTCAAGACAGAACGTGATGATGTAGAATATATTCAATGTGATAGTGAACGTCATCTCATGCAAGAATTTTTGGTATTCTGGGAACGTAACCAACCAGATGTTATCACTGGTTGGAATACAGAGTTCTTTGATATTCCATATCTTTGTAATCGTATCAAGAATATTTGTGGTGATGATGAAATTAAAAGACTATCGCCTTGGGGTGGTGTATCAGAACGCAAGGTATTTAAGATGGGTAGAAACCATCAGCTGTATGACATACAAGGTGTTGCACATTTAGATTACTTTGACCTTTACAGAAAGTTTACTTACTCTGCACAAGAGTCATATCGACTTGACCATATCGCATATGTAGAATTAGGTGAACGTAAAGATGGTAACCCATATGAAACATTTCGTGATTGGTATACAAATGACTATCAATCATTTATTGAATATAATATTATGGACGTTGAACTTGTTGATCGACTTGAAGATAAGATGAGATTGATTGAGTTGTGTTTGACTATGGCATATGAAGCCAAAGTAAATTATATGGATGTTCTTGGTTCTGTTAAGTATTGGGATATACTTATATACAACTATCTTAACAAAAAGAAAATTGTTATTCCACAAAAGAAGAAATCAGAAAAACCAGAAAAGTTTGAGGGTGCTTATGTAAAAGACCCACTAGTTGGTATG